AGGATCACACTTTTTACAAGCCCTACCGCGTCATTTAATACCAGTTCATAAACCACTGTGGTAGGGCTTGTAAAAAGTGTGATCCTGTGCCCGGTATTAAAATCTAAAAAATGCTCGATGCCCTCGATAGCCAGCTCTTGCGCTAATTCTGTAGTGCCTGCACCGCTGGCAAAAGTTTTTTCTATCGTTACTGTGTTGCCAATTTCTATTGTGGCTAACACATCTTTTTGCGGGCTGGTCAACATATTAAATTGGGTTTGCACAGATGTATAGATCGGTTCAGGTTCGGGCACAAGCAAATATTCTGCAAGCGTTAAAGCGGCGGCATTGTTGTGCAAAAGGCTGTTGCTTATGTTTGTTGCCTGCACAAAATAGGTTGCTTGACTTGCCGCATCATCAGCTGTTTGCGGGCTGTTACTGCCGGCAATAGTTACGGTTGCTCGATTGATTACGCGATCAGCTTGAAAACTTATGCCTACCCCGTTGTATTTAAAATTTGTGCCATCATCATGAAAATCTGCTACAGATCCGCTAAGCGTGTTTCCTATTCTTGGCTCAAAAACAATGTTTCCTTCACGCGACATATAAAGCCTGCCTTGCTCAGCAAGGTTTATGTTTGAGCAATACTGAGCAACATTGACACCCTGATCAATCGTAAATGCAGCTGAGCCGCCAAGTGTTTGTGTGCCCGTGCTAATAGATCGCTGGGTTATTGGAAAAGCTACTTCAGGCAGATCTAAAATGGCTGTAAGTCGAGCGCTTGAAAGTTCCTCGCTGACATTAAATTCATCTAAAACGGTTTGTGCCAGCAAATAAAATTGATCCGCGCAATAAACCGTAACTGTGTCTAAACCGCCTAAAGCAAAATTGTAATCAAAATTAATGATGTAACCGTTAAAGATGTCTTGCGCTGCGTTTAAAGCATCGTAGCGTTGCAGTTTTACTTTACGCATAGGCGCTAAACCGGGTTGCTGTGTAGTTGCATCCCAATAGGGCGAAAGCTGATCAAACGGGTTAAAAATTCCTGTCGTATCAATCATTTGGAAAACCATCGTGCCCGGTCCAAATTGATCGCCAATGTCTTGCCGCCCGCGTTTAACGCTTACCGATGTGCAACCATCAAGCACCCCAGCAAAATTTGTTGTGCCATCTAAAACAAATTCTGTGTTATTTAAAACGCCCGCTGTAGCGTCATCTAAAAGAAAAGCATCTTGCAAAAAACCTGTATCAATAAACAGCTCATAATTACCTGAGCCAACTACAGCTACCCCAGCCATTACGCAATCTCAAACTGTGCCGGACCGGATGAGCGGTTATATGCTCGAAGCGCATTGACTACAGCACCGCCTATCTCTGCGCTGGTAGCTAGCCCGCCCGTAACATTGACTGTTACCGCGCCGCTGCCATCAAAACCGCGTATCCCGTCAGGTCTGCTAATAGATGGCATATTGGGCGCACTAACCGATGGTGCACCTATCGCCTCTGTAAAGCCCGCTGAGATGCCTTTAACATCAGCAAATTTTATGCCTTTGGCTGCCAGTCGAGCATTAGCGGCAGCTAGCGCAGCCTCTACGCCTCGCAAATACTCTTGGGCGTTAGATACGCCTGCACCATAAAACTTTGATGCTGAGAGCTCACCGATGCGCTGGGCGATGGCTTGTGTTTGCTCTACGAGTGTGTTTGCTCGCAAAACATTTTCTGATGACGCTAAAAGCTCTTTAGCAATTGCTGATCCGCTATCAATGCCAGCATCAATGACTTGCTGTAATGCATCTTGAGATAGACCGCTTGCTAACAGTTGCTCGACAAGTGCACCAAATTCTTTAGTTTTGTCTGCCTGTTTTTGTAGCGCACTAAAAAAAGATAGTCCGGCATCCTCGCCGCCTTCCTCAAACGCTTTACCAAAATTGAGTGCATCGGTTATTACTTTGGCAACTGATCCGCTGAAATCATCAAAACTATCTTGAGCGTTTTTAAGTTTGATTTGTGCGTCATCTAGAGCTTGCGCCATGTAGGTGCGTAAAGCATCGCTGGCTTCTTTAACTTTTTCAGCAAGCTTGCCTGCCTTGTCAGCGGCTCGACCTGCGCCGCTACCTACCTTTTCAACTTCTTTTTCGGTTGCTGCCATGTATTCAGCTATTTTTGTGCCGCGAATATAATCGAGCGTAAATCCGAGCCTGCCCATTGACTGCGTAGTGTTTCGCGCCGAGTTACCTAGACCACTTGCGGCGGTAGTTGCCGAGTTTGTTTGATTTTTAAAGATCAGTAACGCGCCGCCTACTACTACTAGACCGGCTGCAATGGCGGCTGCAGCAACGCCCGCTGTGCCCGCTGTGGCTACCGCTGCAAGTGATGCTGCGTTAGCAAAATTTAATGCTGTAGCTATAACAGTTACGGCGTTAGCTGCCATTTGTGCAACCTTGTATGCAACTACAGCTGCCGCTACAGCCGCTATAGCAATGCCTAACCCTGTAATGATGCCGGTGTGATCTGCAGCCCAGTTGCCAAAGCTTGTAAGCAATGGCAGCACAGCTTCGAGAGCTGGCAGCAAAGCTTTGCCGATGCTTTCTTTTGCTTCATCCAAAGCAACTTTAAGCCGCCTGAATTGTCCTTCAGCTGTGTTTGCTGCAACTGCAGCTGATCCGCCAAAAGTTTTACTTAGCGTTGACATCACTTGATCTAGTGATGCACCATCTTTAATCATTGTTTTAAGTTCGGGCGATAATTGCCCTAATGCTTTGTAATTACCGCCATAAGCTTTTGCTAACGCATCGCTAACGCTTGCAAGATCCATGCCAGTGCCGGCAGCAATGTCCATTGCCAAGCCAAGCCCTTCATTTGCATCTGCAAGGTTTTTTGTGCCGCGCACTAATGAAGCAAACGCCGGACGCAATTCCTCATCCGATACGCCGGTAGCCATTTGCATTGCAGCAATGCTTGCTTCGACTGCAGCAATCTGCCCTTGTGTAGCGCCTGTAACATTTTCTAAAGTTTTAGCCAAAAGTGCTTGAGCCGCTGCATCCTCTACAGCCGCTTTAAGACTTAGCCCGGCTACAGCTGTGAGACCTGCGAGTGCTGCCACCGCTGGCAGAAACGCTTTTTCCATAACAAAGCCGGCTTTTTGTGCATTGGTTTCTAAGCCTTTAAATTGCAGTGCGGCTTTCTCAAATCCTTTGGCATCAAAGCTAGATAAAATTGGAATGTTAATTGCCATAGCGCACCTGCATATTTTTGTTTAATCGCGTCATAACTTTTTCAACAATGTTTAAGACCTCTTGCTCGACTGTGGCACGGTTCATTTCTACAGCTGGATCAATAGCGCGCGGCTCTAAACTTGTTTCAGCGTTTAAATTTGTTACAAACTGCCCAGTAGTGCGCCTACCTGCATGATCATAGATAGCGCCGGCAGCATCCTTTTGTTGAGCGACCATAAGCTGATATGGCTTAGCGTTATATAGCACCCGATGGCTTTCACGCGGGTTTGTTTCCGGATCAAATTTGTCTTTAAAAGTAACTACCTTTTGCCTTTGTGCGGCTTGCCCTACCTTGATTTTGAAGCCGGCTCGAGCGGTGCGATTATCCCAATAGACATCACGCCCTTTTACAAGTTTGCCGCGCATCATGCCCGATAGCGGCGCACCGTTGCCAAGTTCGTTTGGAAACTCTTTTATCATTGCGCGAGCGCTCACTAATATTTTTTGCCCTGCGCTAGTAATGTCTTTAGTTACTTGGCGGCGATATTCGCGATCAAAACTATTTAGCTCAGCCAAAGTTTCTTTAATGCCAAATATCTCTATGCGTGCGCTTGCTTGTGCCATCAGCGTGCCTTATTGCGTTTGTTAATTATTTCTATCACGGTGTTCAGATCATCCAGCTCAAAAGTCTCTGCACCCCAATAGCCGCACTCGACAAGCACTTCAGCGAGCGCATACCTTATTGATCCTCTACGGCTTTTGGGTTATTTTGATCAACCACCTCAATATTTTTTAGCGTGTCAATGTATGCGTCAATAGTTGCTGGCACAGTAATGCCGGCTTTTTGTGATGCTGTGTAGCAAAGAAAAGCGAGATCCTCTATGCCGATGCCTTGCGCCATTTCTGATGCTTTGCGGCGATACTTTCTTTCCCAGCTAACAATGGTTGCCAATGTGGTTTCTACTGTTTGGCTGTTGCCATCGTTAAAAATGGCTTTAAGTGTTAATTGCATGTTTGTCCTTTCTCGGGCAAGGCTTCGCTAATGCGATCTTGCGGTTTTTATTTATCAGCGGCTTAAGCCGCGACATTATGCGCTAACGGCTTTAGTTAATGTGCCGCCGGTAAAGGTAAGCGTGATAGTTGACAATTCGCCAAGTGATGCATTAATTGGTGTGTGGCTTTCCAAATAACAATTAGTAAGCGTATATTTTGGTTCAGTCGCTGAAGGTGTAACTAAACCGGTTGCAGTAGGTGAAATTGTAATAGTTGTCTGAATACCTACCAAACCAAAAATAGTTGCTTCAGTTTCGCTAGCTGCATAGCTTTGAAAAAGTTCAACTTCAAAAGTGTTATTTTGCAATGAAACAACAGATGAACCGCCAAACTTGCGCGCCGTATCACCAAAAGCGGTTGTCTCTAATTGCTCATAAACATAATTCAAAGTTGCTGATGTGCATTGATCCGTAAGGTTCACGGCGTTTATAGTGAGTGCCGGATTGCTGAGATAAACGGTAGTTGCCATAATGGTTATTCCTTGTCTGTGTCTGTGTCTTTAGTTTTAGCACTTTTTTTAGGTGTATGTGGGGATATGTGCCCAGCTTCAATAAGAAAAGCCACATCCGTTTCAAGTTCGCTTACATCGACTACATCGCCGCGCTTCAAACCGTTAAGCCTGTCGCTTGTAACTAGATACTGTGCCATGATGATCCTTTATGCCGTTTGTGCTTGCATGTTCACAGTTACATCATAGGCGGGATACTCTGCGCCGCCGATGATCGCAACGGTAGGTCTGCCATCGGTAATCCCTAAATTGGCTGCAATTACTTTTGCCATCATATTAAGCAAGCTGCGTTGCGCGTCAAGGTTGCCCGGTCCAAGCGTGATTAGGCGCACTGGAAAACTCATTTTTACTATGTTTGCGTTAAACGCTACAAAGCTGGGCGCATCCACGAAAGCGCACGGCGGAATTAAATTTCGGGGATCATTTACAGTTTGTAGCCCTGTGATGGCTGTAAGGCTTGCTGTTAAATCATCTATGGCTTCGTTAAATAGATCTGTGTAGGCAACTGGCATTATGCGACCACCGCACGGTTAACGCCTAACAGCTGTTTGATCATTGGTGATAGCCCGTTTGTGCCGCCGCCGCTCATGCCATCAAAGCTTGCAAAATCGGTTACAGATCCGCGTTGCCGGTAAAGATTGCCGCCATACATAATCGTGCCCAGCGTTACATCACCGCTAGGCGAAGTTGTAAGGCTGTCAAAATAGCCGCTTTCCTGCCGCCTTCTAAATGCAAAAGCGTTCGAAGCTGCCGCGCATTGCGTTAAAAATGCTGTGTCCGCTGCCGTAGCTGTGCCTATGCCCAGCCAGTCCTCAATGTTGCCGGCGGTGATCCAAGTGCATGTCTGCGTATAGGTAATTAAACCTACGCTGATCGCTACTCGAGCAACATCATCACCGGTGCAAGCAAACAAAACTTGATTAAGTAGCGGCACATTTTCGTTGAACTCTAAAAATCCGCTGCTATTTACGCCGATGAAAAGATGTTCGGGTATGTCAACAATTTGAAAAGTGCCATTAAACGGTGCACCAATACTTGAAACAGTAATGCTTTGCCCTACGACAAAATCATTTGGTTCGAGTGTTTGTAATACCGCGTAATTATCTTGAAGCTGTTTGCTTGAAGTGTTGTATGTTGCCATGAGCGGATCGCCCGCCTTTGGCTAAGCCTGTGTAATTTTGCGGATCATTGAGAAGTTTTCGCCCGCTGCAAATGTTGCTGCGTAGCCAAAGATGCTCATTGTTCTGCCCAATGTTGTAGGTGTTTCTACTGAAAGCAATCCGCGATCTTGGCGATATACCTCAAATGCGTTTGCGTTCATGATGATCATGGTTTTTGCTGCAAAGTTTTTATCAACAACAATTTGCAAGCCAAGCGGATTTTGTCCGGACCATGAAGCCGCCGAGCCTGCACCCATAGAATTTTGTCCAACTAAACCGGGTGCGCCGATCGCTGGGAAAATTGGGCGCTTGCTGTCATCTACAAGTTGACCAATTTTGCCCCATGTTGCTGGATCAACAAACATGTGAGTAGGCAAAAAGTTTGTAGCGCTCGATACATCTACGGCTGCATCATAAATTGATTTCATCAGATCTTCAGGTGTGAGATCCCAAACGCCCGATGATGATGCTGCTGTCAGCAAGTTATCTGCTGCATAGTTGTCAATCGCCAAAAGATATTGTCCGGCAAGATCGCGCAAAACAATTTGCATTGCTGCGGGATCACTGAAATCGATCAGTTGGTAACTCATCTGAGCACTACCAGCGAAAGTTACTTTTGTAACCGAATTTGCCGCAATCACAGCGGTGGTTGCTGAAACTGCAGTAAGTTCAGTTGCCTGTTGTGCAACTGATGGATGCGTAGTCCATGTAGGGCGAATAAATGTTGCACCTGATCCGCCGTTAGGCATTGCTCGAGTGCCCAAAGCATTAAGCACCGGCGCAATGTAATTAAGCGATTCAAAAACCGGTGCAAGAATTGGTGTCGGAATTATGCCGGGCATATTTGAAAGCACTTCATCACCTGCAGCTGCAGTAATTGGTGATTTGTGATATTCGCGGTAGTCAGCCCATACGCGATTTGCGTTTGCTGCGATCTCGCCGCCTGCGTGCATTGCTGCAACAAATTCTGATGCATTTGGTAAACGCGGTTCGCGTTTTGGTTGTGCAAAAAGTTTTTCTGCGGTTGCTTTTGCAGCTTCCACGATTGAAGTTTCTGATGTTGTTTCGAGTGTGTCGCTCATAGTGGTTTCATCCTTGTTTGTGTCTTGATCTGATATTACATCTATCTCGGGCTCGGGTTGTGGGATACTTGCGGCAACTTGCGTTATTGTCGCACCGGCAAAAGCGCCAATAGAAACTAGCGAGAGCTCATCCCAGTTAGCTGCCTCAATGACCATCACGCCGGCTTCGTCATAACTAAATTTTGTTGGGGATACACCTACGGATACTGCGTCAAGTGTGCCATCTTTTGCCATTGTGAGCGCATCGCGCCCTAGTGCTGTGTCTGAGATCCGAGCTGTAAACATCATCCCTTGCGGTGTATCTACCCGCTCGACTACTTGCCCAATGATTAAATCACTTTGGTGCTGCATGTAAAGCTTTGGGTTTTTGCCCTCAACTGGCAATGATCCTTGCTTAAATCGCACTTGCGTGCCATCTGCAACTGTGGCTGTTTCATCGTAGGTAACTGCTACGCCTGAGATTGTGCGGCGCGGCAAGCCCTCTGCCGCTGCCGCATCAACCGTGATCGTTGTGGGGGTTAATTTGATCATGAGCGCGATCCTATCTCATCTGTTTGTTGTGTTGCTGGCATTTCGTTTGATGGCAAATAATCGCCTTGCAAATATTCATCTACATCAAATTTTACGCAAGTGCCATTTGGCAAAACATTGTTTTGGCTAAGTGTGCTTTGGATGCACTCTGCATAAGCGCGTGCGCCAAATGTCCAAAGATCTGCGCGGCTTTCTGCGCTGTTTTGGTAACTGTATGAGCCCACAGAAATCCCGGCTAAGTATGGTGGGATATTGCAGAGCCTGCAGAGTTCAGCGGCTTGAAATTCGGCAGCTGCGATTAATAGCATTTTGTCCGGACTTGTGGCAGTTTCTATATAGTGCACTTCAGGCGAAAGAGCCGCAGTCTGATTTGTGGCTCGAGCCTGATTGAAACTTGCTGCGAGCGCCGCTAATTCATCAGGTGAAAGCGGTTCGCTGTTCGGTTGCACTTGCAAAACGCCCGCTGGAATTGCTGAGCTTGCGTTTCTAAATCGTGCCGCTTCAAGTTTTGATGCTGTAGCAATCGTTTGCTCACTCATAAACACAATGCCTTGAATTGGGCAAAGAAACTGCACGACATCCTCATAGGGAATATATTGACCTTGAAAATATATTTCTTTTGATGGCGCGTAATACACCGGACCGGCTTGGTCGCGGGTTACAACTAAATTTGCTGGTAGCCGCGTAAAAGAACTTGGGTAGCCATCAGCTGTGCGACTGGTAACAAACCAAAAAGCCCTACCACTAAAAAAAAGATCGTCCACAGTCCACGCAAGAACAAACGGATTTGGCAACAAAGGATCTATTTTTCGTAGCCAGCTACGCGGTGCAAGCGGCAACTTTTCCATTTCATCGCCGTTCCAAATTTCGTTATACATTTTTAAATTCATGCAACTAATAAGAGAACAGATCAAATCTCGAGCCCTAGAAATCGTGGGCACAGCCATCGCTTTTTGTCTCGAAGCGGCTTCGTAATAACTGTAATACTCGCCAATCATGCTTGTGCCGCTGTTTGCGTTGACTTGATACGCGCCGGCTGCCGCCGCTTTTTGTGGCTGATCTGAGATCATCGCTTTAGTAGCTGTGCGGTTAAATATTCCCATGCGCCAAGTATGCCTTAAAAATTGTGTGCTGTTTGTGATAGGTGGCTAGCGCAGTAATCCGAGAAAGAAAAGCACTCGCTAGCCACCCGCTGAAATGTTAGCCGCCCGCATAAATAATTGTTGGTTTGCCAACATTGGCTGGCTTGGCAACCATTGCCACACAAAACACTAAACAGCGGGCAAGCTCAATAGGTCCGGGTGAGCGCAAACTAGACAAAGTTACAGCACCTTGATTTTTTACCGCTACAGCTCTTTCAACATGTTGAGCTAACAGCGTTGAGCCATCGTGCACTATGCGTTTCTCAATGATTGCGGCTCGAGCGGCTGCAGTCCAGCGTTGCAGCTCACGATTACCTACCATTGATGACCGGCGCGCAAATTTGGGTGGTAAAGACATTTCAAAAGCCGGTGTAATAAGCAAGCGTGTTGTTTGATTTGTGCAAGCCGTTTCTACTGCCTGCCAGCACTCTTGCAGAGTGTCTTTAACAAATTCTAAAGTTACTTGTGTTTTGCCTTGCGGGTTTATGGCTGCCCGAACACCCACATAGCGGCTTTCATCTTGCGATTGCTCAATAGCCAGCACACCGCCTTTTGGCATCGGTTCACTAGTTTTGAGATCATCCCATGCGCCCGGCTGCAGCCAGCTGTTAGCGCTGGCAGTCCAAAGATTTACCGATGATCTAAGAAAAGCATTTCGGTTAGGTTGCTGTGCTTCGCTTTCTAATACCGATATGTCTAGTGTCGAGCCAATAGCGGGGTTTGCTTTTAGCCATGCGGCTGGGCTCATCGGATCTAAAGAATTTTCAGGCGAATATTCGGCAAAATATAGTGCACCTGTTTTCTTTTCATCTATTGCCCGTAGCCCTTGCTCACGCCATCTCAACATTTCTTTGCTTGATTCATCGCCGCTTGTAGATGTCATAAGCATTAGCGGGCTGCGCCTAGTTCGCATAGTAGGCATAAGCCCGATACTGACCGCATCCGGTGAAACCGCCCAAAGTTCATCAATGAAAACTGCGTCAGCTGTTAAACCATGAAACGAAGTAGGCGTAGCCGCCCTAACTAGCCAGCGCGTGCCATCCGGCAAATTGGCTTCGTTACGCCCTACCGCCCAAGTCAAAATGGCATTAAATCGGCGCTCTAAAATCGGTGCGACTTTTTGGAATAATTCGATAGCAAGATCAAGCCGGTGCGCTGTAGTTATCACGGTTTGCGCTTCGCCGCGCAGCTTAGGCATCTTTGTCAACCAATAGCCCAGCGTTGCTTGCAGAATTACGCTCTTACCGTTTTGCCTAGCCACAGAAATAAGCGCTTGCCGGTGCAACAGATCGCCGTGCTCATCATGGGCTAAGAAACCAGAAATTACATGCTTTTGCCAGTCCATAAGTTTTACATTGAGATGCTCGAGCGCCCACAAAGCCACACCATCAGCAAACACAGCACCCGCTCGCGATGTCTCAGTTTCCAAACGCGGTATGCATGACGCTGCATAAGTATGCATTGAGCTGATCTCGGCTAATCCAGCTGAAGCACGGCTAGTTGCTACCAAACCGCTAGATTCAGCCTTATTAGATAAGAATTGAGGTTTG